ATTGATCGCATCTGCGTTGGTCAGCGTAATAATCGACGCGCTTGGCTTAGTAGCAATGACGTAGGTGCCGTCTACGTTCAAGAACACTCCACTGACGGTTCCTTCGCATCCTGTGAGTAGTACCTGGCGTCCGATGGGGAACTGATCCATGTTTGGATTGAAGTCAGGGTTGTTGCCGGCGATGACGCGGTCATCCGATACGCTCTGACAGCTCAAGTTGAACGACACGATCGGGTTTGGAATTACCTCCAACGTAGCGCGCACTACATGAAGCAGCCCTTCGTTAGCTGCCAGCTCCTCCGGCTCCCCCAAGAATCGAGCGCGGTACTCCACCAACGCGGGTACATCGATCTTGAGTGGGATGCGGAATATTCGTGTTCCGGACTGAAGCCGATCTCGAAAGAATCCAGACAGTGTGGTGTACTGTTTGGGAGTCAGCTCCCATTGGCACTGCACGATGTACGGCGCCCCGATTTTATCTCGTCGGGTCCTGGATTCACCACCGTCGAGATCGACCTGGACGAACTCGTTGGGCTTCTTAACCGAGTAGCCAGATTGACTGGGTGGGAGGATAGTTGATGGAAAAAGAGGCGTGGCCATTTATCGCTGGTACCTCAAGTTTGTGTTACCGCGCAGAGCTTTGCTAACATGACTGTTGGGGTCTCTAATGTTGCCCGCCATTTGACGACCGCCGTTCTTGGACTGCTCTTGACGAGCGATGAGCACAACTTCATCGCGAGTCAGTCCGGGCTGCTGCTCGATGGCTACACCAGAGTTGTTGATGATCTTGACGTTGACTGCACCACGACCGCCTGGGATCTGACCAGTCTTGTTCATGTAGTCGAGGTTACCTACGCCAATGCGCTGCGTAGAGTCCGCCTTCATGACGTGCTCACCACCATGGACGTAACCCGCGATTCGAGTACGACCCGTGTTGCCGGTGTACCCGCCCATCGCGTAGCCGCGCCCACGTGCGTGGATATAGCCGCCCGTCGAAGCTGGGAGTCCCACAGCACCAGGAGACGGCGTAGCGCCGCCCATGGCACCAAGAATGGCCATACGAATACCAGCCTGAATCAGCGTCGATATGATCTGTGCTTGAATCTGCTTACCAAGTGCATTCAACGCACTGCCAAAGTTCTGCTTGAAGACGATGGCGTTGGCCGTCGCATCCGCCAGACCCTGATTCAGAGAACCTTCGGGACCGAAGATGCTGTTCACACTATCAGCAAATTTGCCGATGCCGTTCGTCTCCTCCAACCACTTGCGGCGCGGATCCTTGGTGTTGGGATCTTGAATCTCCAACATCTCTAGCGCTTGGCTACCTTTGTCTCGACTCAAGCGACCGCCGGCAACCATGTCACGTACGGTGCGTCGCCCGTTGCGAATATCTTCTTCAGAGCTGAACCCATCAAACTGTCCACGGTGGATGCGGTTCTCGACCGCGAGCTGCTCCTTGTAAAGTTTTCTGGCTTCTACTTGAGCCTTTTCCTGTGCGGCCTTGAGCTCCAATATGGACTTCGTCTCGTCGTCGTAGCGCTTCTGCGCAGCTTCGCGTGCATCGTCTTGTGCCTTGACCAGCTGCTCCTGCAGAGACTTCTCTTGGATCAACTTCTGCACGTACTGCGACTCAGCCGGAGTTAGCTGTCGCTTGATCTGATCGGCAATGCGCACGACCTCTTCCATCTGGTCTTTGCGAATATTCCGATCGTAGCTGGCGATGGTGCTGTTCTCCAAACCACGAATTGCCTCATCGAAAGTAGGAACATGCCTGCCCCTCTTCTTCTTGTCCTTCGGCGTATCAGTCTGTTTTTTCAGATCAGCGATGGCGAATCGACGATCGATCTCCTCCATCTCTGTGGCCTTGGCATGCTCGATCGCCTTCTGATCCTGACCGACCAACTTATCTCGCTCATCCATCGCAGCAAGCGCGTCATGAATATCTGGGTTCTTGATGCCTTGTCGTCTCATCAACTCTTGCTGAGCAACCACCTCATTCAACGTGCGGTGCTTTTCAGTGATGCTTCCGATCTCATCCTTGTACTGAACCACCAATGCAATCAAAGCTGCCAACCCTGTGGCTGCAGCAATCCAAGGATTCGCCATTGCTAGAGTCACCATGGCTGCAGCGGCTTGGCCGATCTGCGTTATAAGGTACACACCGATCATGGTACCGAGCGCCTTAGCCGCAGCGGTTACCGTGTCCATGTTGTTGGCCATCCACTGCAACGCTTTGACGACCTTCTGACTAGCGCCTGTGGACTTGTTGAATTCTTCGATAGCAAAGCGCGTCTGTGTACGAATGTTCTCCCACGCTTGCTCTATGGTAGGCGCAGTCTTGGCAAACTGATCACGTATCTGATCTAGACCTTCCAGCAGCGACAACGCCATCACACGCGACGTGAGCTGACCAGCTTCGCCCATATCCTTCAGCTCGGCCCGCGCCCTTCCCGTGCTCTTCGCCAATAGGTCTAGAATGATCGGCAGCTGCTCGCTCACCGAACGGAACTCGTCCGCACTCAAACGATTACTCGCCATGGCCTGCGACAACTGAATGAGCGTAGCGTGCGCTTCAGCCCCAGTCGCGCCGCTGACTGCGATGGCTTTGGTCAGCGTCTCAGTCATGGCTAGATTCGCACCCTGCGTTAAATTCAGGGCCTTAGTCGCCTGGGCTAGGCGCGCATAGGTACGTGTCGTCAAGTCGAACTCACTACGAGATTCCAGCGCCTTGTCGCGCAGTCTCTGAGTCAGATTCGACAGCTCAGTAGAGCTGTTGGTCACCATCTTGAGCCGGTTGGCGACGTTGGTGGCCGCATCCGAGTATTCGACGAAGCCGCGAATGGCCGCTCCCAAGCCCAGGAAGCCCACCACCGCGCCGAAGTTGGTACCGAGGCCGAAGGTGGCGTCCTGCTTCGCGTCACGGATCTTGGTGCGCTGAGCCATGGCTGCTCGGCGACGAGCACGTGCTTGTTCGACCTCGAGCTTGGTCACCTGCCGTGCAGCGGCCATTTGTGCGCGTGCTGCGTCCTGAGCGGCTTTGGCTTCACTCCGGCGCAAACGCGAGATCTCCTGAGCCGCCGCGCGCGCCGAGTCTACGCGCGCCTTCTCGGCCAAGCGCGTGCTGTTCAGAGCGACCTTGGTCTGCCACTTCAGCTGATCGTATGCAGCTTTCCACGAAGTGCGTACCTGGTTCGCTGCATCGTTACCGGCCTTGCCGATGTCGTGCAGCTGACGCTTGATCGTGAAGGTACCGTCTGATTCGACGACGATCTTGAGACGTTCTTCCACAGTTTACACCAAAGGCGATTTGGAATGCACCAGGAATCGTGCAGTATCCTTGGCGCTCTTCCTCAGGTTCACACGTGCGTATCCTAGGATGCTTGCTGATTTGGCGACGCGCATACCGATGAGCAGCGCGCTCTGAACGAAGCCCGCCGGCGCTTGCGCCGAGTAGCCATCGTTCAACAGCCCTATGTAGTTCAGATTGTTCGCGATGTAGATCGGGCGGCCTCGCTTGTTGTTCGCGATGACCGACGAGTTGATCTCCATCTGCGCCCGACCAGATGGGTCGAACGGGCCGTTGTAATTGGCCTGCGTCCACGGCGTGTTGATGGTTGCAACCCAGTTGTTGCGCGCTCGGCCGCTGTGTCCTGTCTCCAGGTGTGAGACCGGCGTAGCCTCGATGATGTGCTGTTGCACGGCATCCGCAACGTCGTTCGCCAGCTGTCGTGTGCCGGCTTCGATGGCTTCGCCCAGCTCTCTCATGCGTTGCTCGAAACCACGAGGGTCTGGGCGAGTCATCACTTCTTCTTTTTGGCTAGGTGCTCCAGGAGCACGGTGTCCATGTGCTTCACGTAGAATACCAGGTCCTGCTCTTGCCGCCTGCTCAATCTGTGAGCTCGTGCCCACAGGTGGCACGCAGTCCAGAGCACTCGCCCATCTCCCATGCCTGCACGGTCGCCGTTCAGATCCCAGTAGGCGTCCATGTACATCTCAGCCCACGGCGGACACCGCGGCTTGTTCGCCAAGAAGTCAGGCATGGGCACGTTTGGACCGAAGTCGCCACGTGCCCATGATTCCAGCACCACCTGTTCATGATCGCCGTGCTGAAGGTGATACAGCACGACGGCAGCTAGTTTTTTGCTGCTGCCTCCCGATTGCGCGACTGATACAGCTCGCGCGTGTCGGCGTCCTTCTTGATCTGAAGGAACAGCTCGTGACGCTTGGTCCACAGAGCGATGAGGTTCTTCTCATTGAACTCGACCACCTCGCCGCTCTTGTCACGACCGAAGCCGACCAGCAGTGCGCCGTTTTCACGGAACTGCCAGTTCTTCACGATGGAGCGCGCGTACACGCGGTAGAGCAGCTGTCTGGCTTCGTGCTCCGGCAGCTGACCTAGCTCGAGCGCGGTAGCCACCGGCTTGCTCTCGCGCTCGAACGTGGTGCGGTAGAGGTCGTTGCTGCCGCCCACGCGCGCGATGGTGACGACGAACTTGCCGTAGTTGACAGGAACGCCGCGCGTCTCCGCGTCTTCGTCCATGTCGAAGGCTTCGTAGATGTCGTCGATGCTGTTGTTCTGTTCACTCATGATTTGGTCTCCAATTGGTGCGCGGCTCCTCGGGCGGTCCTCCGGAGCCGCGACTTGATCATGTCAGGCTCTGCGCGATTGTGGGCACGAAGTCAAAAAATCCCATCAGCAGTGTATGGTCAAGAGCGTCGTCCACTTCCTGGCCGCTCGCTGCCTGCAAGCTGAGCGGGATGGCGATGGGCTCGTCCTTCTCCACGTTCGCACGGCCGTCGCCGAGGCAGACCAACGGCATGTCCATGGTCAGTGCTGTGTTGCCCTGTACCTGAATGATGTCTAGCGTAACGTCGGCGTTGTTGCGGACGGCCAGACAGGAATCGATCGTGATGAACAGCGCGTTGATATCCGCCGTGACTTCGAAGTCGCCAGCCACCAGCTCGAAGAAGCCGAGAGTGCCGATGACCGCGATGCCTTTCACGTTGTTCTTGATCGCCATGTCGAGCGACAGCACCTGACCAGCGAGCGGGGTAGGCGCAACGTTCGCGCTACTCACAGATGCAAGCTTGCAACGCCGCACCGAAGAGCTGGTATTGAAGGCTTTCAGCTCCTGCAGCGCGGGACGATTTCCAGACTTCACACCGACCACGCCGGTGCGATACTCGACATCGCACGCCACCAACGACAAGTCGCACATCAGCTTGTCCTGCGGCTTGTACCGAAACGTCAGCTCGTTACCGACTGCGCCGATGATGTACTCACTCTGCACCTGCGCCGGTATGGCAGCGTCAGGCGCTCCCAGCAAACGCTCCAGCTGAACGCTCTGACGAACGATGAGCGGCGGCAGCTCATTCTTCAGGATGCGGCCATAGTAAAACTGCATCGTACTCGTGGTGTTGGCTTCTGTCACCATCGGCAACTGGCTCTTGTCGATCGTGAGATTCAACGCAGTAACGGACCGGATGCGCTTCCATCCGTTGTTCGCCGCATTCGTGAACGACATGATGGCCGTATCGCCACCGATGTAGATCCACTCTCCTGGAATGTACCCATCGGTGATCCAGCTACCGGCCGTGCGCGTAATAACGGGCAGCGGACCCAGAGCCGTCGACACGTCGATGACGCCAACCGCGAATTGCTGACCCACCTCGACGAGCGTAGCACCCGCAGGCGGCGTCTCAGCGACCATGGTCTCTGCTACAGTCAGCACAGTAGCCGTGCTGGTAGTGACACGCTTCACACCGTTGTTGGCAAGCACCTTGCTGGCGCCCGCCAAGAGCACGAGCTTGTCGACCTCGAATACGGTCAGCCCGCTGGCTGCGGTGAACGTGTTCGTCGTGATGCCGGTAATCTGACCGGAGCCGCCGAACTCACCTCGAGTGCGGTACGCGGCGTAGAAGAAGCTGGGCAGCACAGGCTTGAGTGATGGAAACACGTAGTCGCAGTTCCATCCGCCTGCCGCGCTCAGAGCTACTGTCACCCCCTTTGCTTGCTGACGGTCGTCGCGAATCGGGTTGCGTGCGAGGTTTCGAATCTCGCCGCCGAAGTCGGAGTAGGAGTTGGGATCAGCCGGCACCCAGTCAGGGGTACCCGGCAGGACTTTGAGAGAAGCCTCTGCAGCGACACGGAGGCCCGTGACGTTGGAGAGCTGGATATCGGGTGCGGCCATGGTGTCCTCAGTGTATCAGGGATTCTCGCGTGTATCGTATTGAAAAATAGCACTGACGTTCGTTTGATACCAGTGCTCGCTGATGCCTTGCTCGGCTGATGTCACACGACGGAACCATACCAGACTAGGAGTCGTTGTGACTCTCAAAGCCTGAAGCATGGGCGTCGTCAATGTGCTCAGGGCCAACCCCCTGCCGCTCGGCTCAAAGAGCTGAACGATCAGGATCCCCTCGTTCTCATACAGCTGGTCCTGAGCTTGGAGCGATCGTTGATCAGCTTCGACGTGGCGGAGCGTCACCCGAGCCCAGGCGGAGCTCGCAGCGGGCTTGGCCTCCGGCCTGTTCGGGTACAGGATGTTGGCGGCGCCAACCAGGGGCAGCAGGGCGGCGTCGACGATCTGGAAGATCTCGCGGACTGCCTGTTCGCGGCTGCTGGCGGTCATCGTTCGACTCCTACGAACCAGAGCAGACTCTGGGTGCCCGGCTTGAGCTCCTCCATCCCCTGGATTCTGTAGTAGCGACCGTCGTCAGAATCGATCACCTCTTCGAAGCCGCGCAGGCTAACTGTACCAGCTACGAGCATGATGCGGTCACTGGTCTGCAGCAGCTGATCGATCTTGGTGGTGATGCCGAGACGTTGCAGCGAATCGGGTTCCACGAAGCAGCCGATGACCGACACCGAGCGTGCAGGCGGAGTGCGGGGATCTGCCGCAGCTTCGCCTGGGAACGCACCGGTTGTCGTCGCGAGCTGAATGAACGTGACCTCACGGCCGTTCTCGGGGATCAGCTCTTCGGCTAGCTCTAGGAACTCCTCATGCATCGGTCATCTCCAAGCGAAGCGACGGAGTGACCGTCTTACAGGATCTTGTTGCCGTACTGCGGAGGCGGAGCCACCACTTCAGCGCGCAGCTCCGGAGGCAAGCAATCATTCAGAGCCTTGCCTGTCTCGATGATCACGGCGTCATTCTTGCCTAGCTCTGCCGCTACCTTGACGAACTCTTCGACTTGGAACGGCCCTTGGCCAACTTCAAGCACGCGGTTGATCAGATCGGTGTTACCTTTGAAGGCTTTGTCTAACACGTGAAATTGACAATCGACGGCTTTGATGTACTCAGCCGGCGGAACGTTCTTGTTGCACGCACAGAGAGCAGCAACAGCAGCGACGACTATGAGCTTGTTCATTTCTTTTTGATCTCCTTGACGAGACGAATCTTGCGTTGCTTGTTCCAACGCTTGACTTTGGTGCATGCCTTGTCAGCGATCTGCAACGCCGCAAGTGCCATGTCTACGCCTTTCAAGATGGCTGCTACAGGGATACCCATAGGAATGCACCAGCTACAAATGAAGCGATCAACATTGCGATGATCCATTCAAGCGCGATAGCTACCCGACATGGAACACACGAAGTCTTTGAGGTACGCATCGGCCTTGGGATAGGGTGGCAGAGTAACACGCTTGTCGCCAGTGAATGTCACGCGCTTCTCGATGGGGCCGACCTTCTTGAATGTCGCTGAGACCTGGAGCCCTGATACATCGACTTCGGGGTTTGGAGCGAGCGGCTTGTTAGTGGTCAGGATCAAGTAGGCGTATTCGAAGAGCGCGTACGTGACCTTGACCGGTACTCCGGTGATGAGCTTGCCGAGCGAGTCATAGAGATAGATGCGAGGGAACTCGAGTGCCTGCTCGCTGGTCTCTTTGAAGCCATACAACTTGGGCCCGAAGAATACCTCGATGTGGTCGGTTCCCTGAACCAGCGCAGTCTCCTTTTGGTCCTGAAGGTACTGGCTGAGATCCTTGCCGCGCTCGATCCAGTACGCAGCGAACGCAGCAACGCTCGCGTACGAATTCGAGTTGGTCAATCCTGTGCCGTCTTCAGGAACGAAGGCCATCTTTGAACCTCTTCAGGTATGACGCTATGGTACCAAATTTTCAGCTAAAAGCAAAGGATTGTGATAGAATACTTACTTGACAGACTTGCCAAATCAGGTCATCATAATATGCATGTTTCGACTTGCAATTATTTCAATTTTTGCTGTGGCATGTGCAGCAGACACCGGTAAAAACGATGTTGATGGATGGTGCCGTGCTCATCGCTGTGAGTACGCTGACCTGGCCTTCGACCCGGAACCCGAGTTGCTGACTGCGACGGAATCAGTGCTTAGCGGTTTGAACGCAGTGAGCGGACTGGGGCTAGCGATCGATCACGGATACGGCATTCCGATTCGACGAGTGCCCGAGACGCACGCAGCAGACGGTACGCTGAACTGTGGTAGCACCATCGTCACACGCGAAGTCGGTGGAGATATTCTATCGATCGAGATCGAGATCTCGATGAATCCACCAAAAGGATGCATGGTCGAATGGATGACCATTCGACATGAGATAGCCTGTCATGCCATCAACCCACTTGCTTGGGGAGACGTGGATCAGGAAGGACACACAGCAACAGGAATGTGTTCTAGCGTAGGAGATGCATCGACCATAATCGACAAGCCATCGCTTGATGCAATGTGTTCAGGATTTGGAATTTGCAAACAGATCAGGTGATGGTTGTTCTAGTCGGCACTGTACCACTGTAAAACCGAATAATCATGGCACCGGTCCCACCTATGCCACCGACTACACCAGTGCCAGCAGCTGTACCGATGTCAACTGCGCCAGATCCGCCAGCTCCAGGACCACTAGCGTTACCACCAGCGCTCGCGCCAGTAGCGTTGTTTTGCACCGCGCCAGTGTTTCCGCCCGACCACAGTGACATGCCGCCAAGGCCGCCGATGGCCATCGAATTCCCAGCCGCAGCACCGAAGAACATGATCCCTGGCGCTCCCTGCATACCTGCCAGGTACTGAATATCGGCAGTGGACGCGGTGCCGTTGGTGCCTCCGTTGCCTCCGAGTAGAGCGAATGCAGTCCCGGTCGTTGCAGCACCGGTTGCACTGCCTGTGCCTCCTTGGCCGCCGTCCGCGGTATATGACACCGCGTTGTATGTGAGAACGGTGTCTCCCCCAACTCCTCCGTTACCACCAACGTTGCTGCCGGCAGTTCCGCTGGTCCCGGTAGACCCAGTAATGTTACCGCTGACGATTGCAACTATGCCCCTTACGGTCTCGCCGCTACCTCCTCCGCCCGCAGCGATTGACTCGGTGGCACCGTCTGCATCAGCTCCTCCGCCTCCTCCACCAGCTGCTACTATTTCGAATTCGAACCAAGTAGCTCCAGTTGGCGGAGTGATGGTAATGCTAGCATCCGCAGCATAAATAGAGCTGACTTGAATCAGTGATACACTAGTGTCTGCTCGAGATACTTCGCGCCATACACTGTTGACACCATCGTAGCGCAGTCGGATACCGCCACGTGTAACAGGACCGTACGCTACGCCACCTGCTAAAAATAACTGATCTGTGGCCGCTGCAGAGCCGCTCGCATGATTGGCAGTCAGCGTGCCGCTCGTGGCGCAGTAGACGTCGATCTCTCGACCCGCGTACCCGTTCGCAATTCCGTTAAGCGTAGTCGTACCGTTCAGCTGAATAGCTGTATCGTGATCTCCAAGCGGGGCTGCGTTTACAGTTCCGCTCTGAATCAATACCGTATGTCCAATCTTCGATGGCTCAATGTCTGCCGATGCACTTACATGGACGTCTGTGATGGCACCAGAAGCGATCGTAAACGATATCTCTAGCTCGTCCGCTCCTGCATCATCAGTAACCACCGCATTCAACGTGGAACTGTTTAAGAAGTTGAGATTGGTTCTGTCGTTCTCAGCAGAGCCGTTATTCCGGATACCGGCGAACGTGGTGGTGGTGCCGTTCTGAGCCTTAGCGATCGCTCCTGTGTAAGCTGCGACTTGCCAGGTCAGCTCAAGCTCATCGTTACCCGAGTCATCGGTGACAGCTGCTATTACGCTGGTAGAGCTCAGGAAGTTCAGATTGGTTCTGTCGTTCTCAGCCGTACCGTTGTCACGGATGCCTGCAAACAACGAAGCTCCACCACCGGCGGCATGCGAGATGGCACCAGTCACTGCACCAGAACTTGTGATGCCAGTGACTGCAATCGTTATTTCGTTTTCGTCATCGACTGCATCGCTAGCTACTGTCAGCGATATATTCGCGCCCTCGATGAAATTGAATGCATGTCGAGCGGTCAACGTCGTGCCGCTATTCCTACGTGCTGCAACTCCGTTCCAAGCTGAAGTTATCTCCAATTCATCACTGACTGCATCCTGCGTGATTACGGTGGTGATGTGTGTGGTGCTGATGAAGTTTAGGAACCCGCGCGCTGTCTCTAGCGTACTGTTGTCACGGATACCCGAGAACTGAGTAGTGTTGACGTTCTGAGCTGCGCTGATCGCACCACTCAAGGCAGCACGCTGCCAAGTCAGCTCCAACTCATTGTTGACGCCATCGTCAGTGATGACTGCAATGATGCTAGTCGTAGATAAGAAATTCAGCGCGGCACGATCTGTCTCTGCTGCTCCATTGTCCAGGATACCAGCGAAGAGACTTGCTCCGCCTCCTGCAGGAATACTTACAGCTCCCGTCGTTGCCACGATGCCACTGATCTCACTTGCAGCAATCGTAGCCCACAGCGGAGTTGTGCCCGCACCAGCAGAGCGCATGTACTGCCCCGCACTGCCGACCGCTCCATTCAATTGCCACGCACCAGTCGCTTCGATCTCTAAGCGCTCTGTTCCACCAGTGGATAGGCGGATGAACGTGTTATTCGTGACTGTGATGCCAGATGTACCTGCGCCCAAGATGACAGCAGCAGCAGATGCCGCGAATCCGTTGCTCCCGCCACCAGTTACGCTAGCTGTGGTAGAGCCCAACAGCGCGGCTGCTCCGGTCACGTTGATCGTGAACGCATCGCTCGAGCGGATATCACCCGAGCCTGGGATTGACCCCTCGACACCGAAGCTCAGGAACTGGCCATCGTCGACGTGCGGATTGAAAGCGCCGCTGTTGTTTCCCCTGCTGAGCACATCAGCCCACGTACCGCCGGTGATCTCACTGAAGGAAATTGTTTGCCAACTAGGTGGAAAACCTACACCCAATGATCGCAAGTATTGACCACTAGTGCCGCCAGCGCCGTTAACCTCCCATGTGCCGTCGCTCTGTATCTCTAGTCGCTCGTTTCCACCGGTGGTGATGCGAAAGAAGTCGGCATTGATCTGTACGCTATCTGCAGCTCCTGAATGGCTGGATAAAACTATGTTGAATGGCGTGTGGATAAGCACATCACCAACGGCTTCAATCTCCAGCCCCGCGCTCGATCGGATGTCGCCAACGGTCGGCAATGCATCTTCATTGTGAAACGAAAGATACTGACCTTCATCAATGTGCGGATTGTTGGTGCCGCTGCGGAAATCTTCGTTGAGCGTCTCAGCCCACGTTGGAATACCGCCCGCTCCAGAATTGGTAATCGTTACATCGATCTCTGCCCCACCAGCATCATCGCTGACAGTCAACGTGATGCCGGCACCTTCTATGAGATTTACTCTGCGCCGCGTACCAACATCAGCACCGCTGTTCTTGCGAACCGTCAGCCCATCCCAATTCAGCCGCGCCGTCACCTTGGGCTTGATCGCGATGATGTGCCCGGTCGATCGCGACGCTCCGTAGGTAAACGCTCCAGGGTTCTCCGACGAGCCCAGGGCGCTGCGCTCCGCGTAGGCAAGGGCGCAGTCCAGGTTGGCGGTGGCCGAGGCGTTCGCGTCTTGGCCCGTGACCGTATAGCTGGCCGGGAAGGCACTGACGGTCACGTCGTCAGCCAACCCGAGGATCGCGATGTAGAGGGTGTTCGCTGCCTCTGTGGCGGCCCACGTCGGCGAGATGGTGGCCAGGTCCAGGCTGGTGCCTGCGGCGCTGTCGTTGATGCCAGCAACGGCTTCCACGCCGCCATCGGCGATGTCGATCATCCAGGTCCGGACGATTGCCGCCGAGGCTGTGCCAAAAGCGAGCAGCTCAGTCGATGGCTCCAGTCCGTCGATCACGCGCTCGAACACGGACGTACGACTCTCAGTACCCGCCTGGCTCTGCACCAGCGTCCATCCCGAAGGAGTCGTGATGGTCGTGAGCGCGGCCGTGGCCACGGCCATGACCAAGAGCTGTCCGAGTCGACGTGAGGACGGGTAGGTGTATGTGTGACCTGTCGAGGCTACGTTGTTCACCTGAACGTCGCGACTCGCCACGACGGGAAAGTTGCCGGC